AAGACGTAAGAAGTATGTAGGTCAGGGGCATTAGTGAAACCCATAATGATCACCCTAATGTATCTTACATTTGGGGGCGAAATTAAATTAGATACTTTTGAAATTAATTCAGAATGTAGTAGTTGGTTTCATCACAACGTAAAAGTAGAAGAGAATAAAAAAAGAACTCTATTCAGTAGTCATGAGTATCATTTATACAAAGATAAGAAAGTTATAGGTTATATATGTGGAGACGAACCCCCTCAATGAAATTAGGTTTCGTTGGTAATCTGACAACTAAAAGCAACAAATAATTTGTTCTTATTAATTAGATCTTCTCCTATGCTATCTAATAACATTAGAGTCTCAACAGTGCCTTGCCTAGCACAACTATACCACGAATCGTGTGTACCTACATTTTTTTCAGGTATACAGGTCCCATCCAAAGCAGAACACACCTTTAAAACTAATAAAAATTTCATTTGACACTCTGTTGTTAATTTAATAGGATATCCTATACATGTTAAACAGAGAAAGGATATAACAATATGACTGACTTTACAAAGTATAATAACTTGTCGGTAAAAAAAGACACATACTCTAAAATTGATTCAATTAGAAAAGTCATTGTGGATGATGATCCCAATGTCTCACGTTCGCAAGTTGTGACAATTTTAGTAAACAGAGAATACAAGAGGCTGAATGGGAAGATCCAAAGGCGGTAAAATATTTTCTGGCACTGAATACGTTGATCACAAACCAACACCCGAACTTATGTTATGGAAATCCGTATTAGTTTTGGCTGCGAGCGATGCTACAAAGTCTATTAAAAATAGACCTACGTATACAAGTTGGAGTGACAACGATATCGATAGAGCTAGAAACTGGTTTGTAGCCCCAAGTAATGATTTTGCTTTTGTCTGCCAACTAGCAGGATACAATCATTTATACATTAAACGTAAGATGGAAAGAGTAATACGAAAGATAAAAGAAGATGAAAAATAAAAAGATATGTAGCGTATGTAACGGTAATGGATTTGTCCGAGTTCCCTATAAACAAGCGGGTGAAGAAATTTGGGCCGACTGCGATTTCTGTAAAAATCAAGGTGAGGTTCCTTGGGTAGAAGAAGAAGATGAAGAGTACAAGGATCACTTAAGTAAATTTTTTAAAGGAAAGTTACAATGATAATGACACATGAAGACTGTGAAGAGTGGGCAGCTATGATTGCACAAATGCAAGATGATCCTAGCTACCATCCAATATATAACAAGAAAGGAGTAAGAATGACCAAGGATCGAGGACCTAATGACTTAGAAGCTACTATTGAAAGATTAGAATTTAAAAATGAGAAGCTACATAATCACAATAAAAAAATGGAAGAAGAACTAATAGAGCTTCGTTTAGATAACAAACGATTAGCTAAACAGTGTCAAGAACAGATGCAAGAGTTTAGAAACAAAGGGGATATGTGATTAGGAAATTAATTGTAAGACTTAGGATGTGGTATGCAGACATTCGTGGTCATCACGGTAAGCGATGGAACTATGAACCAGGTAATTGGTACATGGGTCGACATAAAAAAAGAAAGGGAAAGAATGATTAAAGGAGACTCAAGTGAATACGATCTATTAGAGAAGTGGAGTAGTTTAAACTGTGATGGTTACAAGACCTTAGAGATAGGAGTTCGTGAAGGACTAGGCTCTAAGATTATTATGGACAATGCTGAGAACTACATGATGCATATTGGTATAGATCCATATGCTAATTTAAAATATCAACACTACGACAGTGCTGAGCCAGCCCAGTATGATTATACTGACAACATGCGAGATACAATGATTAAAGACTTTGAATCTTACAGGGGTAAATTTAAATTCTGTAATATGACAGATAAAAAATTTATGAAAGAGAATGCAGACTTCTCTATACAGTATGCGTTGGTTCACTTTGATGGACCACACATGACCCGGGATGTTATGACAGAAGCTATCTATTTTGCTGAACGATGTGCACCTTTTGCTAGGTTCATCTTCGATGACTACCCTAAATATAATATGCAGCTAATTAGTGATTGCTTAAAGCCTTATGGCTTCAGCGTCATGGAACAAGGAAAGAATAAAATATGCCTAGAAAAACAGAACACATAATCGATATACCAACGTTTCAAAAATATTGGATCTACGACAAGCCTTATGGTCACGACATAATTATTTATGCTGATACCGGTAAGACCACAATACAATGTAGATGGACTAATAGAAAACGAGGACCAATGGGGAGAGTAACTGAGGATGCCATACAAGGATCCAAAACATCCAAATAGAGCTATCTCTGATTGGAAATATAGAAACACAGAAAGAGGATTTGTAATGAAAGTAATTACGTCAAAGTTTAGACCGAGCTCTACAAAGTGGAGACCTACTATTGATAAAAAAGAAATGTGGAGATCTTATATGAATCATATCTCTGATATGAAAAATAAGTTTTCTAAGACCGATGGTAGATTGTGTCGATATTGTGAACAACGTATTACATTTAAGTCTAAGATGGGTACCCGTGGTACGGGTTATCAAGGACGTGGATCTCAGATTAAAACTAATCTGTCTCTCGATCGCTGGGATCCTAGAATTACTTACGAGACGGCTAATTTAATTTGGTGCTGCGTAGGTTGTAATGATAGAAAGAGAGATAGTACTCCCGATGATTGGGATAACTTTAAACGAATAGGAGAAGAAGATGTCAGCTAAATGGAATTGGAATAAATGTTTTACCTACCCTAGAAGTAAGAGACAAGTACTCGAGGGCCTTCGTCATTATGACGTGGTAGATGGATTGTTACCAAGTGTTACAACAATCTTGTCAGATACTAAATCTGAGGAGAAGATAAAAAAACTAGCCGAGTGGCGTGCTAGAGTAGGACAGGATGAAGCCACGAGGATCACGGACCAAAGTGGAAATCGTGGGACGATCATGCATAATTATCTAGAGGGATATCTAAAAGGTCAAAATAGACTAGATCTAAGCCCCGTAGGCGTCGTTGCAGGGGGTATGGCAACAAAAGTGATGGAAGATGGCGTATTCGACAAGCTCACTGAAATTTGGGGCTCTGAGGTGGTTTTATTCTACCCAGGACTTTACGCAGGTCAGACAGATGTTGTGGGTATTTACGAGGATGCACAATCAATAGTCGACTTTAAACAATCTAATAAACCAAAGAAGAGAGAATGGATCGATGATTACTTTATGCAATCGGCTGCCTATGCTTCTGCTCATAATCAAATTTATGGCACTAACATTACAAAGGGAGTAATATTGATGTGTACTCCTGACCTATATTTCCAAAGGTTTATTGTTGAGGGTGCTGAGTTTCAAGACTATGCAAGACAATGGTTTGCAAAAGTGGCACAATTTTATGCAAAGAGGCAACAAAAAGGCATGCAAAATCCAAAGGCTATAGGTTTATTTCAAGGTAAATAGAAAAAAATTTTTTATGTCAACCTAAAATATCTGCTACAATGCTACAATTTACTAGAAGTGTTATATACCAATGTAAATAGTGCTGTTTTTTGTAACAAAGTGATGTTACAATGGTGCTACAGCTGCTACAAACCCCGTCGCGCGTGGGGGAAAAAGGGTTTGTAAAAAAGTCACCTAGTGAAAAAAGACTATGGATGGTATATGGAATGATGAGAAGAAATAAGAAATCAAAATATAAATATGCGATTATTAATAAAAAGCGTTATTATTTTTATACTGTGCGTTGGGTTGACATTTGCGGAGACTCCGGACACGCCACCAAAGAAGAGTTCGATAAATTTGAGCCTGCTTATATGGTTAGTCATGCCTATGTGTATAAACGAACAAGTAAATATTTGTACACCTTTTCGAGCTATGATGAAAAAGAAGAAGTCTTCTCAGACAGAAACATCTTCCCAATCGGATGCATTGTTAAACTAGAAAAAATACTACTCTAATATTTCTGCGTCTTCGACTCCGGCGAATATTTTGCCATATCTTCTTAATGATTTTTTAACCTTACTATCTAGTTCCTCATCACTTAAATCAGAAACATTTTTATGTAAGTGCATACTTCTATCTATGTATAAGCCGCCGGCTTTTCCACGTGCAACTTCTGCATTGGTAGCTGCTGTCCAAGCTTTATTTTGTCTGGACTCGTCTCTTAGTTGACCTAATTCTTTTAGATGAGATTCATAAGTTATCTCATATTTCTTTTGAAGTTCAGCTCTTAGCTCTCCTATGTATTGAGATACTAAAGGATATTTTTCTTCATTCTGTAATCTACTAGCATGCATATAGGCTGAGTCTTCTGCATAGCCAGCCTTCTTAGCACAATCAGTAGCAGTCATCCTGCCTTCATTGTACACCAATAGCTGTGCAAATTTCGTTTGCTGTTCTGTTAGTCTTTTTGGTACTCCTGCCATATATTGCATTATAATTTTTATTAGGTATATTGCAACCTATGTTAAGTGGAAAGTTACTAAGACAGATATTAGATAAAATGCTCACAAATTCGACTGTAGCCAAAGACGCTAGAGTTCAGATCGTAGATCCTAAAGGTAGATTTTATGATGTAACACAGATCCGTTTGGCTGAGAATAAGCTGATTGGAGTTCGAGAATCACATAGAATTATAATGACTATAACTGAAGAAAAGGGTTGGAAAATGGGCAAGGTTGTTAAGCTAAAAGACTGACAACTTATCCTGAATAGATGCATAAAAATGAAACAAAATTTTGGCATCAAATTAAAAATGCTGGGTGGAAAATTTCGTTTACTCGTATTGAAAATAGCGCCTCTCATGGTACTCCAGACTTGTTATGTCAGAACGAAAACTATGTATTTTTTACTATCGAATTAAAGCTAAGTTTGGATAAGAAGATAAGGTTCAGTCCGCATCAAATTTCATTCCATGTTAGACATCCTGAGAATACATTTATCTTGCTAAAGACCCTCGGTCCTTTAGCCATAAAACTTTATGAGGGGAAGGATATTCTTGAACTTGTGGCCAAGGGCCATGAACCGCTTGAGCCTGTCGCTTGCGGACTTGAGGCCTGTGGCTTGTGGCTCGAGCGCCTCGGCTCTTGAGCCTAGCGCTTGTGGGCGGGTCCCTCCCAAAAGAGAAAAAAAAGTTTCTATATATCCTGTACAAAGCCTGAATCATCGTGGACCGCTTTGCCTTTGGCATAGAGGCCCGCAATGGTATTCCTCGGATCGATAAAACGGAGGTCGGAATTATCGGCGTTGGTTACTTTGTAACCATGGAATTTTTTTGGAAGCTTTTTAGATCTAAAGACGGCTGAAATATTTCCGCCACGCTTCAGGACATAGAGCGCTTTTTGTTTGTTATCTTCATTCAGTGAATAGGTGACATGGTAATTTTTTGGAAGCTTATTATTAGCCCATAGCAATGCGCGTTTATAAATTTTTGTATAGTCATAAAATTGTACTTCAGGGAATTTCTCCATCAAGCCGAAGCGCTCCCAATTGATATCACTAGTTCCATTTAATCGAACCGCGGGCCGGTAGCCTTGCCGCTTGCACCTGGCAGCAAATAAAAAAATTTCTTTTTGCAGCTGCTGCAGGAATGCTGCGCGATCCTTCATAAAATATAATGTCTTATTTATTCGCCCGCGTTGGACTGATTTCATTTGACCGCGGCCCGCTGTGTTTAAACATGCTGCCATGCATCCAGCTGAAGCCATCGGGCAAACGTTAAACCCGGAGCTGGTAGCCGGGGCCAGGTATAAGATGGCCGTTTTCCATCCGTAGCGCTGCCCCTTTACGGTCTTAGAATTATTGTCAAAATTTAAAAGTCTTTTTGCTCGGTACATGTAGCTTATATAGGATATTAAAGGACCTTTGTCAATAGCTCAAAATTTTTTTTCCTGAGTGGAGAGCTTGTGGGCGGGTCCCACCCAAAAAAAAAGAAAAAATTAGTGCTTGACATCTATCCTTAATTATCCTATAAATTAATATAAACAATAAAGGAGGAAAGATGAGTAAAACAATGACTAAGTATCAACTAGATCACTTCAAAGAAAAGGTGCGAAGAAATTTCAACCCTTTAATTGAAGAACAAGAGCTATTGGTAAAACAATATAGAGCTGAAGCAACTCAAAAGATAGTCGGTAAGTTAGCAAAGAAAATGGGCGCTGATAAAATCTTAAATGAGTTTAGGAAAGCGGAAGCTACACTGAAGGCAATACAAGATAAGGCAAGAACCTTCTTCAAAAAGAAGGCGGAACAGAACCCCGATAAGGGGTTTAACTCTTATCGTTTTGACCGAGACGAAAAACTATCGCTTGGCGATTGCGAAGAGCAAATGAAGGACTGGGCAAGAGAGCTTGTTGATAGGGAAATAAGAAGACGACCTGAAGGGCAACAACTCAAACAACTTGAAGACTTAAAACAACACTCAATAGATGTTGTAATGGAAAGCGGTACACCTGAAGACTTAATCAGGGCGCTTGACCAAACAACGAAAAAAATTGGTATTGCGTGGGTCGTAGACACTTCTAAAATAAAACAAATATCACAGTAAATAAAAAAGGGGGCGAAAGCCCCCTTTTAATTCAAGTATAATAATACAAGATAAATGCACCCGCAAAAAACATAATTACAAAATCAATAAATTCCATTATTCACTTTGAAATATGTTTGCTGATACTGATACAATTTCAGCATTGGCAGTAGTATATCTGTCTTTGTCCCTGTCCCAAAAAGTCATATACAATTTGCCAGTCTTTTTGTGTCTTTCAATTTTTGATTTATCGTCCCATTGTCCTTTTCTTGATATGCTTTGACCCTGCATATTCTCTTCACCATTTATCGTTTCAGGTGTCCACGTTGCGATAAATTTATCACCATTATTTAGTTTCATATTTCTTCCTTTCACCCTTGACATTATATTAATTTCCTATATTGTCAAGCTATGAAAGGAGAAATATATATGGAAGCAAATGTACAATTCGTAGTTCTAAAAATAGAAGAGCAAGATTTAAACGACGCACCTTATAAGGTAGGTGTTGAAGTCGTTGGTTCTTTTAATAATTTAGAAGATGCGAGGAAGTGTAAAGAGGCAAAGGACACTTTAAATGACATTACACCAAAAGATTATGATTGGTGTTATACACAATTTAAAGTTCAACAAATTTTTTATAAGTCCTTTGTCCGAGGTAAAGCCGACAAAAAGTCAGCTTAACTTATAAAATCTTTCGGTGTTGCATAAATGCAACACCGAGGGAAGAGCATGTGGGCGGGACCCACCCGGGGGGGAAAAAAGAAAAACCCAAAATGAACAGATACTAATTGACTTTGTTATAGGTTATTATAGGATATTCAAATCAAAGCAAATATAAAAAAAGGAGGCAAATATGGGTTTTGACTTAATGAGTACAGGAAACCATAAAACAAAAAAAGGCGAATACTACAGGAATAATGTTTGGGGGTGGAGACCGTTAGCACAATACATTATAGAACATACTAACTGCGTTTCAGAAAAAGATGCAGAGAGATGGGCTTATAATGATGGTCACGAAGTTACCGAACAAGAAGCCAAGGCAATCGCTAAACAACTAAAACATCTCATAAAAAAAGGACACACACAAAAACATTATGAGGAGTATGAGAAAGAAAGAAAGAAAGCTGAAACTTACAACGAAAAAGTACAAAAACAGTTAAAGGCTTTTGAAGAGAGAGTGGGCAAGGACAAAGCACCGAACGACTATTCCAAAGAAGATAAAAAGAAATGGGATAGTATTTGGGAGAAAAGATTGTGGAGTGCTAACTATCCGTTTTCCGTGGAGAACGTAAAAGAGTTTGCAGAATTTTGTGAAGATAGTGGAGGGTTTACGATAAACTAAATTTTTAATCAAGGCGACCAAAATGGGTCGCCTTGACCGAGGGAAGAGCATGTGGGCGGGACCCACCCCAGGGGGAAAAAAGAAAAACCCAAAATGAACAGATTATTTATTTGACATATAAATACTTTCCTTTAATATCCTATATATAAACCAAGGAGGACAAATGAGACTGACGAAAGAAATAATGAATAAATCTTTGGAGATATTCGATAAGCATTTTCCCAAAGATAAAAATATGCAAATGAAGGAGAAGAGATCTATTGTAAGATTTTTTTTAGAACTTCATAAACTTGGAGTACAAGTAGCAAGTAATGGGAAGTGGTATATTGATAAGGAGGGCAAATGAGAGAAAGAGATCCGTGGTGGAGACTTCAAGATCTGGTTAATGATGAGACAAGGGTAAAACCTCACGATGAATTTATCATTAGAATTGATCAAGCGATCGGGGAACTTGAAGATCTTAAAAAAGAAAAATGGGTCAACCATAGTTTTAATTGGTCTAAGATACAGCCAATTAAAAATCTTTTAGATGAAATGGAAGAGCTGAATGATAGTGTTTATCTTACGGCATATAAAATAAATCTAAAAAGAATATATGAAACAACTACTGACGAAGGAATAAAAAAAGACGCGTCAGTACAAAGACTAATGAAAGAGGGCAAATGAGCGACTTAACACAAATAAAGCTACAAGAAGTGGGCGAAATATTAGATGGAGATGAGGTCAATAGCTTAGTATCTGAAATTATACATACACTACAAGATGATTACGGATATTTAAAACCTCAACCAAAATCAACGGCAGGAAATATACAAGGTGATGGCATCTATAATTGGGAAGCACATAATGCGTTGGAGCATTTAATTAAAACAAGATACTATATAAAGGAGGACGAGTGAAACAAGAAGAACGAAATATAAAAATAACTAATCCTTATTCTGGTCAATCAGAAATGTTGACGTTGAGTGAGGCTATACACTATCAGATGATTAAGAAGTTTGAGGAGATGGAGGAATACGAATTAATGCAACAGGGTTTGGATAAGTTTAGTAGACTTAACCCAAAAGCATTTATGACATTATTAGACTAGGATTTTATAGGATAAGTCAATAGGATAGGCGACCAAAATGGGTCGCCTTTTCTAGAGAAGAGCATGTGGGCGGGTCCCTCCCTAATAGAGGTCCCAATAGGAATTATTACTGGGGTTATAGCTTTGTTAAAAAATCGTAAGGGGTGTGGTGTAGTAGGGGTCCCAGACATACCCTATATAGTTTGATTTGAATAGTTTTACATGTATATTAGT